TACTTAGGAGGCCAGCGGCGGGTAGCCGTTCGTAGCGCACCAGTAACGAAGCTTCTGAATTTAGCTGCTGTCCATTCACCGTCATTGAAGGAGCTACGCTTCACTCGGAAGCTCCCATCGCTGTCCTTCAAAGCGGCTTAACCACAGCAGCCGTCCGTTCTCTAGAATGCGTTCAAGGGGCTCACCGCAGTCTATGTAAGCCTTCTTCACTGCCGCGTAAAGCTGTTGCTCTGTTTCACATCCTGCAAGAAGCTTCTTAGCTTTAACAGGGCCAATTCCATACAAGCCAACAATGTTATCAATTCTATCTCCTGTTAGCAGTTGTGTGTAGAAGCTTCGGATCCCTTCTTCTTCTGTCACATAGTATTCTTCCCGTTTGACGGGGTTGTAATGCCAGCCCGGAAGCTGGTCTAGGTCTTTGTCTACATGGACAATCCAACCTACATATTGAGTTGAAGCAATCCCTACATCGTCATCAGCTTCTTGGTTCTCGCTCACCGTAGCACCTAGAGAGATGAGCTTCTCTCGTAAGGCTTCGTAATGGACAGGGCGCTCAAGAAGCTTTCTGTTGCCTTTGTAGGGGTGTGTTACGGCTGTCCCATACCGGAAGTTTGTCTTCCCTGTAATGAAGGCATCGTAGTCTTCACACTTCAGTTGGATATAGACAATATCAAAAAGCTGTTCTTGAAGGCGACTACAGGCTATTTCTTCGGCTACATCCTTGGATGAGAACCCGATTTTATAAACCAAATAATCGCTATCAATAAACGCCGTATTAGGGCGCTCTGTCATCAAAGAACGTATTCGTCCAGCTCTTCAGACAGCTCCTTTGCAGGGCTGTACGTGGCCAGTTCAGTCACAATCAGCTTCTTAATAGAGGGAGCATTGCCGTGCATCTTGCTCATCTTGTGAGTGTAGAAGCTCATGACAGCAGCAACCTTAGTACCCTTGCCAATCTTCTCAGGATCGACTGCAACACCGTCTTCATCGACAGCAGAGTGAACATAGTTGCTCTTGCAGACAATGAAGGATCCCTGACCTTCTTTGTTCTTAATCTTAATACCCATAGCTTTGAGGGCTTCGCAGTCCTTCGGAGAAATATCACCAATGGTGCATTCGTATTTGGTACTGTCTTCATTGAACTTAGTGTTGAACTTAGTCATCCACTGAGTCCAGTACAAAGTTCCACCGATGCGAACTGGTTTCATGTTTTCTGTCATAATATTTCCTTGTTTAGTGAATTGTAGCTTCGTCTTCTGTCTCGCCGCCTAAGTGCTCTAGCGTTGCAATCAGCAAACCCACAACTTCGTTGGGACTAAGCCCTGCTGTGTGCTCTACTGAGAAGCAATCATTATACACTGTAATAATCAACTTTCCGATAATTTCCTCAGGATTCTTTTCTTCTTCCATCAGTGTACTTCTCCCCAATGTTTACCAATATGCCCTTCGGCACTAACAGGACAGCGCATATTGAGCATCTCGCCAGCCCTAGTAGCTGATTCTACCACAATTTTCACAACTTCTTCTGCATCTTTTGCAAAAACTTCAATACAGACCTCATCGTGAATAAAAGCAACAAGTTTGTAATCAATTTTCCTCTTACGAAGCACCTCTGTCAAGCAAACAATCCACCGCTTAGCAATAATTGCTCCTGCTGATTGTAGCAGACTATTCAATGCAGCGTGTTCGCTTCTCACAAGGATTCTTCGTCCATCTAAGCCCGGAACGCTACCCCCAGCAGAAATACTGTCAACCTTATCTTTCAACTTCTTAAGCGAAGGAGTGTTGTCCATAAAGTTCTTACTTAGCTTAGCCCCTGCTGTCCTTGACTTCCCTACAATGTCCCCGAGCTTTCCCGCGCCTGCGCCGTACAAAGTGGCGTATGTCAGTGTTTTTGAGACATTACGAGCATCTCTGTGCTCCTTAGTGTCTTCCTTCACAGTTCCCATTGGCACAAGACCAAAGGCCTGTGTGTTCTTCCAATGCACGTCGCCTTCTAAAAGCTCTCGCTGCCATTCAGCATCTTGCATGTAATGAGACAAGCACCGAAGCTCAATTCCTGACAAGTCAACACCTACCAAAACCCTGTCGTCCTCTACAGACCAACACTGCCTACACTCTGGCCCATACGGAGAAGAACTATTAGGAATCTGTGCAAGGTTTGGCGACGAATGTGTTGCCCTTCCGGTCACAGCTCCATTGGTAGTTACCCTGCCATGCACCCTTCCATCGTCCTCCACAGCTTCTAACCAGCTTTCTATCTGAGCAATTCGTTTTCCCAGCATCAGATATTCACTGATTAACTTTGCTTCTGGGAGCTTGCATCCATCCAAGCTTCCCTCATCAACAATTGGCTGCCCTGTAGGTGTAAAAGTGGTAGGCTCCCAGCCAAGTCCGATGAGCTTTTCTCCAATTTGTTGTCTGCTTCCGGGGTTGAACACAATTCTTGCTGATTTAAGAGGCTTCCCTGTTTTCTCGCTGATCCGCTCAACATCATAAGGGGGCCACCGTTCTTGCATAGCCTCATATATTCCATCCAGTTTTCCTCTGAGCAAAGTAAGAAGGCTAATTGCATGTTCGGCATCCAGTTTAAATCCATTACGTTCCTGCTGAGCTATGATAGCGGCTACAGAATGTTCCAGCTCCACACTTTCCTGTGAGAACTTCTTCTCCTCTGTTTCAGCTATCAAGTGCTTATAAAGCAAGGCTGTCACATCAATATCACGTTCACAATAGACAGCTAAGAGGGCTGGGTGAGGGAGGTCATAACATTCCCCCTTGTAAGCTTCTCGTCTGCCCATCAGCCACTGCCATGTGGCTTTGTAGTCAATCTTCGGAGTGCCTAATGTGCTGCCCCATTCGGCGAGGCTGTGGCCCCCTTCGCGGCTTGGGTTGAGCAAGCGAGATACTAGAAGAGTGTCGTAGCACTTGCTCAAAACTATCCGAGTCTTCCACAACCTGTTGAGGTGAAAGGCATCGAAGCTGATTATATTTTGGCCAATCAGTAACGTAGCGTCCGCGATATAGTCCTGAAATGCTTTTTCCTGATACCATGTGTGTTTCTCTCCAGTGTCTATATTCTTAGTGCAGCAAAGCCAGATTGTTTTATGATCTAGAGTTGTCTCAACGTCCACGACAATTCGTTTAACCGCATTCGTCCTCATACTTGTCCTTCAAAGGGTTTCGTTTAAGCTCTTCATGCTCATGGATAAGCTCTTGATACTTAGCTTGCAGGTCATAATACTTGGTTTCCAGCTCCATCATACGAGCAATTACGGCTTCAAGGGTTATCATTATAGCCCACTTTCATCAATAAGAGCACATTCATTTAAATATCCTGTCTTTCTGTCGTAATGCAAACCAAACTTCTCCCCTGTGGCGCTCCCTGCAAAGCGGTCTTTAAGCACTCGGAAGGTTGTTGTCTGTCGCTTCACAGGGTCAGGGTCTTGCTTGTTACGCTCAAGGCCAAAAAGAAAATGAGCCCACCGAGCAATTGCCCTACTACCTGTGAAGTGTTTCTCCAATACCCTTCCGCCTTCCTCGTGTGCCTTACCCTCTGGTGTTGTCAAGTGAGCAACAAAGTGAATAATAAGACCGTCAGATTGAGCCAGACTAGCCATCTCAGCCATGATTCCATCTAATGCCCTCCGTTCATCTTGTTCGTTGGCTGCCAATGCCGTCAGGTGATCTAGATAAATCATCTTGATATCGTAGGCTTTAGCGAAGTAGCGAATAATCCCCTTCACCGTTGCCCAATCCATCGCTCCAAAGTGCTCCATCATGTAGAGCTGCTTGCGGTTAGACAAACTATCTACACTGAACTCATACTGCGCCTGTGTCCAACCGGCGTCCGGAATATGATAGAGTTTTCGGTCAATCTTTCCAGCAACCCGCTGCGCAGTTTCTACAACATTCTGCTCAAGGTAGATCACCCCCACCTTCTCATTTAACACATCGATGTCATAGCTAATCTGTTGCGTAAATACATCAGTTTTGCCTACACCGACGCCTGCTCCGAAGCCATAGATTTCCCCCTTGCGGCGTCCATACGTCAGCTTGGTAAGTGTCGGGAAGCACCACGGAAGGCCAGCCACCGGAGGAGCAAGCATCCGTTCTTTGATGTCGCTAACGGTGACAATACCCTCTGGCTTAAACTCCTCAGCTCTCCACCACGTATTCACAAACTCCTTCTCCTTGCCAGCTGCTAAGTAGTCACAAGCATCTTTGAAGCCTGTCAAGTGCTTAACAATCTTGCTCTTTCCTCCGAAGAGCTCAGCAACCTCCTTAGCTGCTTTCATGCCCGGCTCGTCAGCATCAAAGCAAATAACAACTGAGTCAAAGGAGTCAAGCCACTCAAAAGCCTCTTTGCAGTCCTTCAGAGCCGCCTGTGCGCCATTGCGTACACTCACCGTGGGGTAGAGGGACCCCTGCATCTGAAAGGCCGCTAGAGCGTCCAACTCACCTTCGCAAATGGTGACAGCCTTTCCCCCAGAACTGAATATGGATTGTCCGAATAGCTGAGCGCCTTTAAAGTTTCCCCAGATAGAGAAAGATTTATCCGCAACACCTCTGACCTTTGAAGCAATAACAGCTCCGCTGGCGTCAGTGTAAGGGTAATAGTGGCTGTGTTCATCTTGTCTCACCTCATATTTAGTGCATGTAGAGCGGGTGATTCCTCGTTCAGGAATGCTCTTGATTTCCCCTGTAATTTCCATAGGTGCTTTCATTGCGTGTTGTCGTTGTGCCTCTTCGTAGCCTCTGTAGCTATCCTCCTTGTCGCTCTCCCCTGCTGTAACCCCACAGGAGAAGCAGTGGGTGTGTCCATCGTCATAGAGGGCATTCCCGTCACTGCTGCCACAGGCTCCGCAGGACACGTGCTTTAAGAAACAGCTTGTCAAGAGATCCTCGCTTTCAGCATGGCGTCAGCCATCCGGTAAGAATCCTGGGCAATAACGGAGTAAACAGGTTCCCCGCAGGCTTGATCCAAAATAGAAGTAAGTCCCTGCATCGCCTTCGCAGCAAAGTAATCACGCAGGGTCATGCCGGGGACATCGTTGAAGTGTGCGTTAGGGAACGCTGCTTCGCTGTCTGCTTTAATCATCTTTCTTCCTTAAAAGAGGGCCTCTTCCCTCACCGGGATCGGCTTGGGAGGAATAATTATATCACCACTGGTGTCGCGCTTGGGGAAAGGCCACGGCGTGCTCATGTGTTCTTCTCTTTCAAACGAGCTTCCACATCATCAGCAACGCCCCTACCGTCGCACCACATGTCATATCCTTGATTGTCTACAGTGCGGGCATCTACGATGGTTTCTTTCTCCTCCACCGTCAACCCTACCCATTCGCGCTTGGCTAAATGTAGCAATGACTCGTCCGTGAGGTGCTTACGTCCGTTGCAGTCAGTAGTAACTCTGGTCATGTCTTATCTCCTATGCCGTGGGCGGCTTCGATGGCTCGGGCAAAAATCAACGCCCCACCATACGGCTCCGCATCTGCAATGTCATAAATCTCTTTGTCCGTCAGCGGCTGGCACTTGTCGCAGCTTTGCTGCTCCTTTGGTGGTGATGTGTAGAGCGGGTATAGGGTGCCTTCGTCATACGCATCATCAGGCGGTTCAAACAAATCTAACCGAGTGTGCGTATGATTTACCTCATATATCCAAGCCGCTGGCTTCTGCCCCACCATATCGAGCGAGTCCTCGGAATGGTTGGGCATGGTGCCCTCACTGATGAGGGTAGCATCGGGCTGTGCTAAGGCTTCACGCAGGTCGTCCATCACATCCAGATACTGATCTAGCTGAAAATCATCGTTAATCTTGTCAGTCAATTCATCCAGCGCCTCAAGCGCCTGTTGCATTACTTCGCGGGTCATATCGTCTTCCTATAAAGCGTGTTCCGTGTTTCAAAGTCTCCATTAGGGCTTTTGTGAAGCACCTTTGAAGTGTGTATGAGTTGTGTTCCTAGCAAAGGGTGTTCAATTCCGTACACCGTTGCCGTTTCTATTTTAGGAGACACGCTATATATTGAAAACACAGCTTCTCCTACGTATTCTACCACTGGTTTCATTTCAATACCCCTAGATAAGTTAAGATAAAAGTTATTACCTTAGAAGCCATCAGTCAGTGCCTAGTAAATTAATTATAAACACAACAACAATAGCTGAGACATAAATCATTGACGCTCCCCTAACATGTTAAGTATTGATGATAACACACTTTGAAGCCCTTTGGTTTGCACCAAAGCAACGACATCATTCAGTACCTGCCATTCATGAAACTCCTGTTCCATCAAATCGTAAAAGCCTTCTTCTTGTTCTTCTTCCTGTGTGTAAAAGTCATTGGCCATAAACGCCCTTCAAAGGTGGTTATTGTTTAATAAATTATCTATCACCAAAGCCCTTAGAAGAACTTAGCTCTTCATAGTCTTTAAAGGTAGGGTATTCTAGATTGTCGTTGTTGTCAAGCTCTTCTTCAATTAAACTTCCGTTTAGTAGGTCTTTCCTGTCAAGCGTAGGCAACGAAGCACTACGGGTGACCGAATGGTGGCAGCTGTTGCACATGTCCAAGAACTCACGCGTTAGGGCATGGCGGCGGGTGCTCTCGAAGTCGTTCAATTGTTTATCGCAACAGACGCAACGCATTTAGAGCACCTCCGCAGCTTTGAGCTTACCTGTCTCTCCATCAAAGGTGAGTTTCAGGTTATCAGTTTCAAATTTCCTATCTGAGAACCGGTCTGCGGTGAGTGTCGATACGTGTGTGTACCGTGAATAGTCCTGCTTCTGATCTGGCTTGACGCGATAGCTGATACTCATAGACCACGCGGGGTGGTAATCAATATACCACCCGTAATCAAATACTTGGCTTTCAATCTCAGCCCCATCAGCCCATGCCTTGATTAGTTCTGCGTGTACGTGTGGTGTTTTCATTGGTTTCTTTCTTGGCTTCACAGAAGCCTCTAGGTTGGTCTATCGGGTGGTTGGGCTACGTAGCCCTCTAATGTCTCATAAAACACGCCTTAGGCCGTTTAAGCGCCTTTAAAGGTGCATTCCTTCAGTTTACCTGTTGTTCCATCAAAGACAAGAACACAATTGGCTTCCAAAGGGGCTGCGGCGTACAGCAGAGGCCCAGCACTGAGGCTGTTCACAATGAGGGCTTCGCGCACAATGTCCTTCGGTGCTTCGGGCTTGATGCGGTAGGCGACATCCTCATACCACGTTGGGTTATCAATAGCGTGCCATGTATCATGATAACCGTCGTAGAGTTCTATCTCTTTTCCCTTAGCCCATTCCATGATGATGTCGTAATGCTTATGCTTCATTCTATCTCTCCTACAATTGAATATTTAATAACACGTTTATTGAATCTCTGCTGCTTAAAGCACACAAAGTCGCCGCTATCCGCAGCGACGAAGGCTTCCCAGCTCTTGCTATGCTGACAAAGCCCCTCAGCTCTTGCAAGCCTCAGCTCGTCTTCTACGCCCTTCGCAGTATAACCAATGGCTAGGCCTAGGACAAGCCCTGCGAAGGCCAGTACAGGCCATTTTAGGGCGCTTATGAGTTCCATACGTAGTCAGCTAACAACTGTTCCTCTATTTCATGCACCACCCGAGGATCAATAACAAGCATTAAATCCATACCTCTTACAATCAAAGAACACAAGGAGACTATTGGATAGCTGTCGTCTACTGGTTCAATAGTGAACTGTCCACTAAAGCAAATACCATCGACAATCTCTTGATACTTATGTTTAATCATTTGTTTCCTTAACTACAATTAGTTTATATAGATTAGCAGGCTCGCCTCCTAGGCTGTTATTCTCAAACATCCAGTCGAGAGCGTATGAGCGATCATTGAACGATGCGGCGACAATGCCGCTTGAGACGTGGACAATTTTATACATGTTTTTACCTATTAAGAAACGTAAATAAACAAACCAAAGGCAATGCCAATGCCTAGGACAACGGCTAAGAGCACGTCAGCGAAGCGCTCAAGGCGTGAAGGTACAGTGGTGATGGTGTAGGGCTTCATAAGTTCTTTCAGTATAACATGAATTAGGCTACAAAGCCTAGCTTGAGAAAATTCTCTTTGCATTTATACACAGCAACAACGCTCTTCCGGCTTGAATTGACGCCCTTGTCAACAATGGCCCCATCGATGACGGCTAAGGCGTGGCCAGTGATAACGACAATAAAGCGTCCAAGTCCCAAAGTAGGCAACAAGCTGCCAAGGCTAATTCCCTTGAAGGCCTTCACCTTGTAACGATAAGCAAAACCCCTAGTTGTCGTTGTCTTGCCGTATATGCCTACAAAGCTCAACCCTGCGGATTGGTAGGCTTCATGCCACACGCGAGGATGGCAACCCTTACCCGCTTCACGTCCCTTGCTTTGTAGGGCTTTGTGCGCGGCTTCGTAGGGAATGCCTGCGGCATTGGCCAAAGCTCTGACGGTGCAGTCTTTGGACTCGGTAGGGTTTGTAGCCCCTGTAGCTATTGATTTTATATACATGGCCTGCTTTCGTTAGAACTGAGCGTAGACAATTAAACCTGCATCAGTGATGCCAACCACTGACGTATTGTCTTGCAAGTAGTCCAGTACGTTATCATCTTCTTCTAGTTGATAATCGTTTGCTATCTGCCTTGGCGAGGCTTCGGAGTATTCGCAGCAAATGGCAATTACATCGAGCTCTGATTCAGGGCTGATTTCTTCAATGTAGTCATAAAGCAGTTCGAGGGCTTCATAGGAGAACTGGTCTTGACGGCCCATATCGCGGAATTGGTCACGGAACTGGCTAGCGTTGTCAATGGTGATGTGCATTTGAGGCTTTCGTTAGTGAGGGTTTAAGTATCGGGGAAACTTTGGAGGCTGTCAAGCCCCGAAGGGCTTATTTACTAGGGGTTTTCCCTCAGTGTTTCTTATAAGACACGTTATCCACTGCCTTATCCCAGCATTTGCGACAATCATTACATTTGTTGTTGTGCTTATAAGCCTCACACGTTGTCCCCTTGGCTTCACTGCTTTCATGCACTGTCGATGTGTGGGCAAAGCCCGCAGGAACCTCGCCATCAATCATAGTTGCAGAGACGCGCACAATTAGGTTATCAGGGAAAGCGCCGAATGCGTCAACGAATTGATGAACAATCTTTTTCTCACGGGTAGGAATCCAAAACTTCACCAAAGGCAAAGCCTCTGCAATTTTTACAATGTTCAACAGGTGTTGAAAGCTTTGCAAGTCTCCTGCATCATGCCACCGGAACCATTGTGTTTTGCTCTTATCTATTTGTAACGTCATAGCCTCGGTCCATTGTGGATGTTCTAGGCTTGAGAGACGGGTTTCATGGGCTTGCATCACAGAAGGGTACGAATAGTTGGCTTTTAAAGCATAACAGCCGTGACAGACGCTCCCTTCAATTGTGGCGAGCTTAGCCCCTACAATGCAGCGCTTGGCGCTTATGCCATAACTTAAGCCCGGCATCTTTGATGGCTTGCCTAATGAACCGGCGACGGCTTTGGCGGCTTTGAGAGTTTTGATAACTTGCACGATTTGCCTTATTTGTTAGCTAATAATTGATTCACGCCCGATACCAAAGATTCTACACTCTTAGCAAACCTATTAGAACCACCGGTATAGTCTTTCAAGTGCTCGGCGGTGCGATATAGGTAGCCAAGACTACCGCATTGTTCAGTATTGACGTAGACAATGGCCCCGTTTAGCGAGACAAAGCCACCACAACCCCGTTTGTTTCCGTTAATGTTAATATTTTTAAGGGCTACAGAATGAGAAGAGCTGAATTGATTCTTGAGTTTAGTGGCTAATAACATGGCTGCTTTCTAGGTTGTTAGCCCTGCGTTGTTGCTTGGCTTGTGTCTAGTATAGTCGACTTTGCTTGTGTGTCTAGCTTTATTTCATAGGGGTTTTCCCTTGTGGTAGATTAACAACACTCTTGTGTGTTTCTATATAGTGTGTGGTGCATGGCTGTATAGGTGGCTGTATAGGCACCATCTAAGCCCCCCACTTCATAGCCTCCGAAGTTTCACATTATGAAATACCCTCCAAAGCCCCAGACATTACATTATGGAATACCTCCGGAGCATCTAGGCAGGAGCTTCAGAGACCTAATGACCAGCGAGTCAGCTACGAAGGCTAATGAGACTGATTCCTGTTTAGCCTTTGGAGCTGCTGCATAGGGGGGAGGGGCTGCGTAGGTGTGTAACTATTGTGGAACCCTCCAAAGCTCACAAAAAGGAGAAATGAAGCTTTAAAGCACCAACAAAGGAAGCTAAAGAGAAGCAGGAAAGAGCCTTCGGAGCGCATGTAAGCTGTTGATATGTATAAGTTTATTACTAATTGTTGCTTATTAGACATAAAAGCTATAAAGGAATCTGCGCTAACGTAGTTCCCTTTGAAGGAAAAGACACCCTGAATGTTGTCTAAGACCGTAGAAGGCCCTTAGTTGTGTAAAGATTGTGTAAAGATTAGAAGAAATAGCTGTTTATGTAAATAAAACTTGACATCTAAGCATTCATAGTGTACAATATTTACATAGGTAATAAAAAGCCTATCAATAACTCAAATGAACAATGAAGGAGCGGCCCCTTCATAGCAAACTTGACAGAATCTGCACAAAGTCTATGACTTCTCTTAGAAGTAATAGTTCATTTAGATTATTGTCTTAATTACTACTAAGCCTTCTAAGGGCTTAGTTCTTCCTAGGCCCTTTAAAGGGGAGCCATCTCCTTGAAAGGACAAAGATGAATGAATTAATAAAAGAAGAAGGGTCGCCTATGGCTCCCGCCCCTACAAAGCCCCCTGCTAGGAAGGGACGCCCTCCAAAGGCCCTCATAGCCTCTAAGAAGACCGGAGGCAAGGGAAGTGTAGGTCGTCCTATAGGCAGGCCTCCCGGAGAGGCTTCAAGGCTTCAGGAGTTCAAGGCAAGGCTCTTAGGAACCACAGGAGAGAAGATTATTGCTACGCTTATAAGCAAGGCAATGGACAGCGAGGACAAGGATCAGTTTGCTGCTTTGAAGTTCTGTGCTGAGCGGATTCTTCCTATGAGTGCTTTTGATGCTGCGAAGAACGCTAACAGCACCCCCACAGTCACAATCAACATATCTAGTCTCGGTTCTCCAAAGCTTGAGGTATTGGACGATATAACAAGTTTTAAGGACATAGATGGCTGAAATCGCATGGACGTTGCTCCCTTGGCAGGTCGAAGTTTGGCAGGCGCCACAGCGGTTCAAGGTTATCGTAGCTGGGCGACGCACAGGCAAGTCCAACCTCTCTATCAAGAAGATCATTGCAGCGGGCTTAGAAGCCCCTCCCGGTTCTGCTGTGTTGTATGTTGGCCCTACACAGGCTCAGACACGGCAAATCGCGTGGGACGCCATTATTGACCAAGGACGGGAAGTTATTAAACATGTCCACGTCAACTCTATGGATATCACTCTGGTGAACGGCGTCAAGATACACCTACGCTCTGCTGAGAACCCAGACACCCTCCGAGGCTTGAAGCTGTATTTCGCTGTTATTGATGAAGCAGCCTTTATCAAAGATAATAAGATATGGGCAGAGAGTATTCGCCCTGCCTTAGCCGACTTGAAAGGAGATGCTTGGTTTATCAGTTCTCCTGCCGGTAGAAACTGGCTATATGACTTGTACAAGTATGCAGAAGATGGAGAAGATGAGGATTGGGGTGCTTGGCATAAAACCACCTTTGACAACCCAACTATCGATCCTGCGGAGATTGAATCAGCAAGAAAGACACTGAGTACCTTCACCTTCAGAGCTGAGTTTCTGGCTTCCTTCGATAATGCAGGAAGTGATGTATTCAAAGAAGAATGGTTTAAGACAGCTCCAGAGCCTAAGCAAGGTTCTTATGTCGTTGCTATTGACTTAGCAGGCTTTGAGGAAGTTGGGAAGAATGCCGGTGCTTCTAAGAAACGTCTGGACGAAACCGCCATTGCGATTGTAAAGATTGAAGATAATGGGAATTGGTGGGTTCAGAAGATTGAGCATGGTCGGTGGGATATCATGAAGACATCTGTCAATATTCTTAAAGCAGTCAGGGAATATAAACCCATTGCAACAGGTATTGAACGAGGTGCTTTAAAGAATGCAGTTCTTCCCTACCTATCTGACCTCCAACGCAAGAATAACATTTACACTCATATCCAAGACCTTACGCACGGAAATAGGCGAAAAGTGGATCGAGTTGTTTGGTCGTTACAAGGACGAATGGAACACGGGCGTATTTCTTTTAACGAGAAAGAAGACTGGTCAGAATTTAAAGACCAGCTGCTTTTATTTCCCACAGCAGGCGTCCATGATGACTTGGTTGACGCTCTTTCGTATGTCGATCAATTAACAGTTACTAATTATTTACAAGATTATGATGAAGATGAGCATGAGGCTCTTGACATTATTTCAGGCTATTAACTAAAGGATTTAAAATGGCAAAAGGTTTTATTAAAGAAGAAGAGTCACGTCCAGTTGTGGCTGGCTCAGGTAAAAAGCAATATTATGTTGGCCCCAGCCCCAGTAAAGCAGGTTCTGGACGAGGCGTGGTAAACCAGCCTGCCATTAATAGTAAAGAGCAATATTTATCTGAAAAAGAGGCAGGTGATCCGAATGCGTTAAATCTGTCTTTTGAAGAGTGGAAAAAACTGTAAGGAACAACATGGCTAAAGAAGCACCAGTGGTATTTGAAGAAGAAACAAACAACGAAAAAGACCTTGTTGATTGGGTTACAGGCCACTTAAACCGCTGGCGTGACTACCGCGATACCAACCACCTAGCTGATTGGGAGGAGTACGAGCGCGTCTTCCGAGGCCAGTGGGCTGCTGAGGACAAGACCCGTGAAAGCGAGCGCAGCCGCATTATTAGCCCAGCAACTCAGCAGGCCGTGGAAACCCGCCACGCTGAGGTTATTGAGGCAATCTTTGGCCAAGGGGAGTTCTTTGACATTCAAGACGATGTGAAGGATGTTAACGGCAACCCAATGGACATCCAAGCCATTAAGACGTTGTTGGTTGAAGATTTTAAGCGGGACAAGATTAAGAAGAGCATTGACCATATTGAGCTGATGGCTGAAATCTACGGAACAGGCATTGGTGAGATTTCTGTCTCTTCCTACACAGAATACAAACCAGCCACCCAGCCTATGCAGGGCATTCAAGGCATGGCAGCTATTGGGGTGCAAGCTTCGGAGCGCTTCTGTGTGAAGCTGAAGCCAGTAAACCCAAAGAACTTCATCATTGATCCAAATGCAGAAAGCATTGAAGATGCTATGGGCTGTGCCGTGGAGAAATATGTCTCAATCCACAAGATTGTCCAAGGCATGGAAAACGGTATTTACAAGAAGGTGGATATTGGTACAACCAGCGGCGATAGTGACTTGGAAGCAACCCAAGAAGACAGCTATTACCAAGACGATAAGGTTAAGCTGATTACGTATTACGGCCTTGTTCCTCGTGAGTACTTGAAGGCCATTGACGAAGACGAGAGCGACGAAGTTGACTTGTTCCCTGAGGACAGTCTTGCTGATGATTACAGCGATATGGTTGAAGCCATTGTTGTAATTGCTAATGACGGGCAGCTCTTGAAGGCTGAGGAATCTCCTTACATGATGAAGGATCGTCCTGTGGTGGCCTATCAAGATGATACGGTTCCGGGCCGCTTCTATGGCCGTGGTACGGTTGAGAAAGCCTACAACATGCAGAAGGCCATTGACGGCCAGCTACGGGCTCATATGGACTCCCTAGCCCTCACCACAGCCCCTATGATTGCTATGGACGCCACACGCCTTCCACGGGGTGCTAAGTTTGAAGTTAAACCCGGTAAGGCTCTCCTCACCAATGGCAACCCAGCAGAAATCATCTACCCCTTCCACTTCGGTCAAACAAATGTGGACGCTCCAGCGGCTGCTCAAAACTTTGAACGTATGCTTCTCCAAGCAACCGGAACTGTGGATAGTGCTGGTTTACCTTCCGCAACTCAGCGCGACGGTGGTGGCCAAGGCATGTCGATGGCTATGGCAGGCATCATCAAGAAGTACAAGCGCACCCTTGTAAACTTCCAAGAAGATTTCATGATTCCGTTCATTTACAAAGCTGTATATCGCTATATGCAGTTTGATCCTGAGCGTTATCCTTCTGTGGACATGACCTTCATTCCTACGGCTACGCTGGGCGTGTTGGCTCGTGAGTATGAACAACAGCAGATGATTGGCTTGCTACAAACCCTTGGCCCTAACACCCCGGTGCTGCCGGTGCTGCTCAAAGG